CCCCCACCCCCAAATTTCAGAGAAATTTAGGGGGGGGGTCTAATGGGGAAGCGGGGTCCAGCTCCAAAACCTGCAAAAGTTCTGAAACTGTTGGGTTCAGGTTCGACAGGAACCAGAACCGAACTGCCAGCCAGCGGGAAGAAGCCACCCTGCCCCACCTGGTTAAGCCGGGAAGGTAAGGCCGAATGGAAACGCATTGTGCCCAAGCTGGAAGCCCTGGGCATCATCGATCAGGTGGACCGGGCAGCCCTGAGCGCCTACTGTGAAACCTGGAACCAGTTTTACCAGGCGGTAAAAACCCTGCGCAAAGAGGGGGAAACCTTCAAAACCCCTGCGGGGTACATTCAGCAGCACCCTGCTGTTTCAATACTCAATGCAGCCAGGCAGGCCCTGATAAAGTTTGCATCGCAGTTTGGATTAACCCCTTCAGGCCGGGTGGGACTCGCACCGAAAGAAACGGAAAACCAAGACCCTTTAACGGAATTCACCCGTAAAAAGCATGGTAGATAAGACCACAAAGCGTTTTATCAGGAATGAAACCGACGAGAAAGCAGCCCGGGCCGGATTCAAGATGGATCTCAAAAGGGCCGGGCATGTTGTTAGTTTCTTTTCAGAATACCTGCGCCACACAATGGGCCAGTGGGCCGGGCAACCCATCGAGCTGATGAAGTGGCAGAAGGAAGAGTTGCTAAAGCCTTTGTTCGGTTGGGTGCATAAAGATACTGGCCTGCGCAGGTTCAGGACTGCTTATATTGAAGTTCCTAAAAAGAATGGCAAATCAACCCTGTGCAGCGGGCTTGCATTGTATCTGCTGGCGGCAGATGGTGAACCTGGAGCGCAGGTATACTGTGCAGCAGCCAGCCGTGACCAGGCCGCTATTGTTTACCGGGAAGCCAGCAAGATGGCGCAGGGTTCACCCCTGCTGAATGATTACGTATTGGCGAGGGATTCACAGAAGCACTTGGCAATACCAAGCAGCAATTCATTCCTGAAAGCCCTAAGCGCAGAGCATCACAGGCAGGAGGGGCTAAATTGGCATGGATTGATCTTTGATGAACTACATGCTCAGCCGGACCGGAGGCTGTGGGATTGCCTGCGCTATGGGGGGGCCAGCCGCCGGGAACCCCTGTTAATCAGCATCACTACAGCTGGGTTTGATCGGCATTCTATCTGCTATGAGCAGCGCACCCATGCTGAAAGGGTTCTGAATGGAACAAGTGAAGATTTAACCTTTTTTGGCCTGATAAAGAATGCAGCAGAAGATGATGATTGGACAAAACCAGCAACCTGGAGGAAGGCAAACCCCAGCCTGGGAGTGACCATCAGCCGGGATGATATCAAGGCAGCTTGTATAGAAGCCCAGGAAAGCCCTACCAAAGAAAACAGCTTCAAGCGCTACAGGCTGAATATTTGGACAGAACAGGATACCAGGTGGATGCCCCTGAAAAAGTGGGATGCCTGCGCAGGGGATCTGGCACAGCTGGAGGGGCAGCCCTGTTATTGTGGCCTGGATCTGGCAAGCACCAGGGATATCGCAGCCCTGGCGATGGTGTTTCCCACCGATGAGGGTTTCAGCGTTTTATCACGTTTCTGGATACCCAAGGAAAACGCCCTGGAAAGGGAACGGCGTGACAGGGTGCCATACTTAACCTGGGCCAAAGATGGAATAGTGACCCTCACAGATGGTGACGTTATCGACTATGATGTTATTCGAGAAACCATCAACGAGTTAAACGAAACATACAATATTCAGGAAATAGCCATTGATAGATGGAATGCAGCACAGATCACCACCCAGCTGCAAGGCGATGGGTTCGAAGTAATTATGTTCGGCCAGGGCTTTGCATCTATGAGCGCACCCACCAAAGAGCTTGAAAGAATAGTCTATGCAAAAGAGCTGAACCATGGGGGCTGCCCTGTTTTGCGGTGGATGGCAGGGCATGTGACGGTGGAACAGGATGCAGCTGGCAACCTGAAATTGTCTAAGAAGAAGTCACAAGAAAAAATCGATGGCCTGGTGGCGCTTGTTATGGCACTGGGCCGGGCAAATGTTAGAACAGAACCCACCAAGAGCGTTTATAGCGCAGGTGGGCTTTCCTTTGTATAAGGTGGAAATATGGGATTCCTTGAAACCCTTTCAGGCTTTTTTAAAAAGCGCAGCATCGAAAACCCTTCAACACCCTTGAGCGCTCCAGATGATTGGTTGCTGGATCTGGCCGGGGGCGCTACCAGCAGCGGGGTGAATGTTAACCCACAGTCTGCAATGACCTATGCCCCTGTATACAGGGCGGTTAACCTAATCAGCCAGGACGTTGCCAAGCTGCCCCTGGTGGTTTACAGGCGCAATGGTGAAGGCAAGGACAAGGCAACCCAGCACCCGGCATACAGGGTGCTTAGGTACCAGACCAGCAGCACTATGAGTGCTTTTGAATTCAAGGCCACCCTAACAGCGGATGCCCTGCTATATGGCAGCGGCTATGCAGCAATCATACGCAACAACGCAGGCACAGCGCAGGAGCTGATTCCGCTAAGCCCTGGAGCCACCAAGGAAAACTGGAATGGTGACGTTAGAAGCTATGTGACCACCATCAACAATGTAGAAGAAACCCTGCGGGCAGAAGATGTGCTGCATATACGGGCACTGTATGGCCTGGGCGTGGTGGAACTGGCCCGGGAAAGCATTGGCCTGGGCATGGCAGCGGAATTGTATGGAAGTGTATTTTTCAAAAACAATGCCAGGCCATCTGCTGTGCTCGAGCACCCTGGGCATTTAGATAATGATGCCAGGGATAACCTGCGCAGATCATGGCAGGCAATGCATGGATCGGTTTCTAATTCACACAAAGTGGCTATTTTAGAAGAAGGTATGCAGCTAAAAGCCTTCGCAAGCAGCAACAAGGATGCTGAATTCAACGAAACCCGGCAGCTGGAGGTGCGCAACATTGCATCCTGGTTTGGCATTCCACCCCACATGCTGGCCGACAACACCAGGACCAGCTACAACAGCCTGGAAAGTGAAAACCAAGCATATCTGGACAGTTCCCTTGATCCGTGGCTATGCACTTGGGAAACAGAGTGCAGGGCCAAGCTGCTAACCCAGAGCCAGCAGCAGCGGGACACCCATTTTGTGGAGTTCAACCGGAATGCCCTGGTGAGGGCCAACATGGAAGCCCGGGGCAATTATTACAATCTGGCTATTCAGGGGGGCTGGATGTCCCGGGATGAAATCAGGGGCAGGGAAAACCTGAACCCCATACCAGGCGAGGGCGGCAGCACCTTTATGGTGCCCCTGAACATGGGGCCAGCAGCAGCTGCGGCAGAAGATGACCAGGGCGGGGAAGAGCTGGCGGCCCGGGAATCAGGGGAAGTGCTGCTGCATGATACTTTGCAGCGCATGGCTAAACGGGTTTGCACAGGTGCCCATCGAGCAGCAAAAAAGGGGCGCTTTAATAATTGGCTAAACCAGGGGATGGTTGATGAATCAAGGGCGGTTGTACTTGATGCCTTAACACCTGTTCTGGATCTGTTAGAAATCAAGGGTGACAGAAGCAGCCAGATGCTGGAATTCTTTTACACCCTGAAAGATAAATATATAGGATTGATCCGGCAGGGCGGCACAGCAGAGCAGATGCCCGGGATTATGGCAGAAAACATAGAAACCATCACAGCCGGAGTAAGTGAAGAGCTTGCCAGGCGGTGGATAGAAGGGATAAAAAATGGAAGCTGAGAGAAGATACCAACCAGCAGCAGCAGATTGTGAAATCAGGCAGGATGCAAATGGGGATATTTCAGGTTATGCAGCCGTGTTTTATGATGGGCAGCCTGGAGGTGGCACAGAATTTGGTCTGTGGGAAGGTGCCCGGGAACGTATAGCCCCTGGAGCGTTTGCCAGGGCCATAGCAGAACGGGATGATGCCCGGGCGCTGTTCAACCATGAACCTGATAAGCTGCTGGGCCGGGTTTCAGCTGGCACCCTGCAACTGCGCGAAGATGGCAAGGGGCTGCATTACAGGATCAACCTGGGCAATACCAGCATAGCCCGAGATGTCAAAGAGATGATAAGCCGGGGGGATTTGACAGGCAGCAGCTTTTCCTTCAAAGTGACAGAGGAAGAATGGACAGATGAGGAAGGCACCCAGGTTCGCACCATTTCAGGGGTGCAGCTCTTTGATGTGGGGCCTGTTACATTCCCAGCCTATGATGCCAGCACTGTGAAAAGCCGGGATCTGGCCGGGGCAAAGGAAAGCCTTTCAGACCATGAAGCCGAAAAGCATAAAAAGCTGGTAAATGACCGTTTCGACGCAATTACAGCTGAAATGTTGCAAGAAAACCCCGATGAGAAGCCCACAGAAGGCGCTGAAGAGCCGCAAGCAGGGCACCCTGAGTGAATACACCTGCTAAAAGGCAGGCGCTTACAGGGCAACCAGGGGCGGCACTTGACAGAAAAAACCCCAAAGCTATAATTCGGTAGTTAATCAAGAACCCAAGCCCAGGCTCAAATGCCCCGGGTGCGAAACCTTGCCAGGTCCAAACCTGGAAAAAGGCCGCAGACTATTCACTAGTAGGCGGCCTGTTTTTATGGGCAGCCTGGAGGAACAAAAAACATGAGTATCAAAGCACTGAAAGAGCAGCGCTTCGAGATTTTCAAGAAGCTTGAAGAGCTGCGCAACCTGGCAAATGATTCTGAACACAAATGGAGTTCAGAAGATGAAAGCAACTGGAATGCCTGCAATAGCGATTATGACCGTGTAAGCAGAAGCATTGATTTAACCGAGCGTACAGAGGAACTTGAAAAGCAGCTGGAAGAGAAAGCCGAAACCCGGCAGCTGTTCAGGGAAAATGCCCCGGAAAAGGTGAGGGAAATTCTGCCCAGTGAAGAGGACAGAAATGATGCGCTGCAAGGATGGGCCAGGCAGCAGCTTGGCATGGATCTGGAAGAGCGCCACCAGGTAGCTTGTCGAAAATGTAATGTTAACCCGGCAAAGGAATACTA